GCTTCTGGGGGTTTCCGTTCCGATAAATCAGCCAGGAGGCCCAGTCCGCGAGATACCGATGCGTCCACTCCGGCGTCAGGGGTACATCCTCATCCTCCGTCAACGGGGGATAATTCTCGTTCGGGGTCATAACGTGCTGCTTATCGTAGGCTTTCACCAATCGGTCATATCCGTCATTGATATACTCGGAGATAAAGGGGATATAGTCCTCGATGTCATCCTCGTCATTGTTCGTCTGGAACATGACATGGTTTTTAATCTCCAGAAGCGTCATTGCGTTTCACCTCACAGGTTGGGATACCGCTGCTTCAGCAGCTCAAATACCTCCGGGGTCACATCCACATATTCGCCGCGCTTGACACGGACAAAGTTATCACCGTGTTCGTTGCTGATGCTAACGTGTTCGTACTGGTCAACAGCCACACCCGTGGCATCATCATTCTCCCGTTTCGGCAGGAAGATCCTCACCCGTACTTCGTCATCGGTCTTTTCCTGCTTGGGTACTGCAATCGTCTGGCTCTTTGCCATAATGATTCTCCTTTCAATAAAAAGGGGAACACCCCGGTGAAAGGGTGTTCCCCTGATGGAATTAAGCGCTTACGCCATGCTCAACCCGGACGATGAAGTCATCCTGGATGATCGCAGCGCAGAAATGCCGAACCTTCCAGGCGATGGTCCCGCGCTGATTCAGCGGGTCATCGGAGCCGGAAGAGCCGGGGGCCTTGATAATGGTCTGGATGTTGGGCTTGCCCCTGCCGCCCAGCTTCACGATACCGAAGGCATCCCGGCCGTAGATCAGGCTGGCATGAACCTCCGCACCGCCGGAAGCGCCGCCGGAGGGTACAACCTTCAGCGTGTTCGTGGTAGTCCAGTCCGTGGTGTCGGCGGGAATCCAGCGGAACTTAACCTTCTTCGCCGCGGCGTCCACATACTCCACGCACATGGGGGTCACATAGTCCGTGCTGGATTTGGTGTACTGCACATAGACCATCTTGCCGGTCAGCTCCCGGGCCTCGTCCTCGCTGATGGTGTCGGAAACAGTCATCGTGCGGGTCGCAGCGTCAAAGGCAGTCGCGGTCAGGGCGGTCTTCGTGCCATACAGATACGTTTCATTGGTAAAGATCTTTCCGTTATCCACCTCATAGAACTTCACCTTGTAAATCCGGCCCAGCTCGTACTTTTCCTCGCGGGTCTTGTTCTGGTACTTGTTCGCGTCCTCCCAATGGGTATCATTGGTCAGATCGAAGTAGGTGTCATGGTCGATCTTCGCGTGGTAGTAGCCATCCGGGAAGGGCTGCGCACCTGCCTTCTTCAGCTTCCGCACAACCCGCTTGATCACGGCGTAGGTCAGCACATCCGAGGCGGTGATCCCCGCCCGGGCGGTCACCGAACCGGGATACATGACATTCAGGCCGGCAGTAATCTGGTCGCGGACGATGGTGTCGATGGACAGCCGCGCCTGGTTGTTCAGCCGGTCAGACATGGCCTTGGTCATGTTGTCAATGTGGAACAGATCGAATTCATCCGTATAGGGAATGTAGCCGCCGTAGGGCTTGGTCATCACGGAAAATTCAGTTTCGGTCAGCTTCTGCCCATCCGGGGTCACGCCTTCATACAGGGGCTTGGTGATCGCCGGAAGCTCGGTGAAGCGATGGAAATGAACGTGCTTGCCGTTGTGCTCGGGCTGCTCGATCATCTGGGCGTCAGCAGCGTACCCCAGGTTGGGCTGAACGTTCTTCAGCGCCTGCCTCTGGAAATAGTCCTGCAGAGTCGGGGATACACCAGCGTCATAGGAATAATTCAGGTTGTCATAAACTGCCATTGGTAACACACTCCTTTTTTATACTTTGAAGCGCGCTCCTTCCTCCAGCCGTTTATTCAGTCGGTCGAATTGTTCGTCCGTCATACTTGCAATCGTGGATTTCTCCGCGCCGCTCGCGCCATTGGAGGAGCGCATGGGAGCGGGTGCCTTCTTCCTTGCCTGCTTCTCCTGCATGGAGTCAGCCACATCGTAGAAGTCCCACTCGCCGGATAACACTTTCTGTCGGGTTTCCTCGTTGTTGTTGAATTCAGCCATCACATCGATGCCCTTATTCTGCTTGATCTTCTGGGCCTGACGGGCCAGGAAATCGGCAGTACGGTCATTCTCTGCGGCTTCCTTCGGGGCGAACTGCCCCTTTTCGTTCCGGGGCTGCTCTTCCTTCACAGGCTGGGCCTGCCCCTGGCGGTAACGCACAAGCTCCTTGGCGGTCTCCAGGTCTTTCACCTGTCCGCTCTGCACCAGCTCATACGCATCCTGCTCCAGCATACGTTCCATCAGCGGAGCCAGCTTTGCGTCATACTCGGCGCGGATCCGCTGCTCCGTTTCCCGGATGGCCTTGTCCACCGCAGCCCCGACCCGCTTCTTGATCCATCCCGGTTCGGTACCACTCCCGGAATTTTCCTCCGGCTCGGTCTGCTTCGGCTTCTCGTCCATCACAGAGTCCAAAGTTTCAGATGCATCCTGTTCCTCGGCAACGGGAGCCTCCAGTTGAGTGTCGGCCTCAACAGCTTCCGTCTCAATGTTTTCGACCATTTCTTCCATGGAAAAATTCTCCTTTCATCCGTCTGTGAAAACGCAGTCCGGGTGTATATGCAAAAGCCCCGTGAAAACACGGGGCCTTATGCCGATTATTAGGTTTTGTCAGGTTATTGACAGGTTATCTTTCTACTGCTTTAGCGCGATCCCATAAACTGCTGAATCTGCTCGTTGGAAATGTTCCTGGTCTGCTGCAGATACTGCAGAATCTGATTCGGATCGTTCATGATGCTGTCCGGGATATCCGGAAACTGCTGCTTTACGAAGGCCGCCGGATTCTGCATGGTCTGCATGATCTGGTTCACCTTCTGATAGGCTCCAATCATGTTAAACAGCGGGTTTTGCATCTGCTTTCACTCCTTCCAGAATCTCCTTCTTCAGCTTCTCCAAATCAGCTCTTGTCACATAATCCTGCCCAGCTGGCGCGGGCGGTTCTTCCCGGGTGTAGGTCAGCTTCTGAATCGGGTTAGGCATCCCCATCGGGTTCAGGCTCTTCAGGTAGATGTTGTTCCCGTTGGTGTCCCACAGGGCAATCGGTACCCCCGGAGGAATCCCTGGCGGCATCTGGTACGCCCTGGCTGCCGATTCTCCGTCCACCCCGATGATCCCGCCCGGGAATGTCGGATTCATTGGAGTCTGGTAGCTCTGCATGGGCTGCTGATAGCTCTGAGGAAGATAGGGATTTACATAGGCCATAATCAATCATCCTTTCCAGAAATAGGCGGGGATCTCATCCCCGCTGTCCCAGGCGTCATAATAATTTCCATCCAGCACCGCCACAGCGTGACTTCCTGCTCCGATGATATACACCCCTTCCGGGAACCGTTCACAGAATGCCCTTACGGTGACGCATTCCGGACAGCTCTCCGGAAGAAGAAACGGGCGGAAGCCCAGCCGCCGGAGATATTTCCCCCACAGCCAGTTTGCGCTGGGCATGGTGCATTCGTAGTCAGCCAGACCGCACAGCCCCCGGAAAACCTCATGCCATGACATCCCTGTCGCGGCACAGATCGCTCGGATCACGCAGTCTGGCTCTTCCTCCCGCTTGGGGTTCGGATTCCATTTGATCCACATTATGCCCTCTTCAGATCCGTGATTTCGTGCTGCACCTCGGTCATCTGGCCTTCCAGCTTGAATGTCCTCTCCACTACCTGGTTGTGCTTGTCCACCTTCGCCTCAAGCTGTTTCAGCCGGTATTCCATCAGCGCCGTGGATTTCCGATTACTCAGATAGGTTCCCAGCAAAGCCCCGACCGCCGTGATCAGCGCTGCCGCGATTGTGCCCCATTGCATCATGTCTCACCTCCCTTGTTCACAAGGAACCTCGACATGATATAGCCCCGGGCCTGATACCGGACTTCTGCCCAGTCACCGTCCACAGCCACCACCTCACATTCGTCTCCCTCCCGGAGTACGCCCAGGTTGGTGCTGTTCGTGGTCGGGGCCTTCCGTATATTCACTGTGCCGTCATTTGGCACATCGACAATGGCAATTCCCGGTTTCAATCTGACCACCTCGTCCCGGTTATTTGTGGTATACCCGATACCCTTCACAAGCCCGTAATGCGTCCATTGCGACAGGTTTGATTTCACCACGCCATAGTAGGTGCTCTTGGATTCCACCACCTCGCCGCGCCCGACATAGACCCCCACATGGTAGAAATCCGTATCGTTCCGGAGCTTGAACACCAGAGCACCCACCGGGAGGGTGTCCCGGATGTCCCCCTTCTCAAACAGCGAATCCCGCCACATGGAATTGCTGCCGTGGGGAACCGATATCTTCAGCTGCTTGCACAGGTACTTAACCAGCCCGGAGCAGTCGGCAACAGTGTGGCCTACCCACCTCCTGCCATACCTCCGGGCCGATTCATACTTTTTATCCGTGGTCTTGTCCATCTCGTCCTGCATCGCCGCTGTCCATTTGACACCGGCCTTGCCCCAGATGTACCCCCACTTCTTCGGCAGTATCCCCTTCGCCAGAGCCGCCAGCTCATCACCTGTATGCATCCCCGTCACCCCCCTTATGTCGGCATCTCCGTCCCTGTCGGAACGCCCAGCATGTTCCTGGAGGCTTCCACGATGGCGTCAGAACTGTCGGGCGGCTGGGCCATGCTACCCTGCGTCCCGCTGCGCTTTGTGCCTATCGTAGACAGGGAATTGGTCAGCTCGCTGGTTGTTCTCCGCAGGCTAAGGTTCTCACTTTGCATCTGCTCCATCTGGGCCTGCATCTCTTCCACCTGCTGCTGCAGGGCCTGCATCTGCTCCTGATAGTGCTCGTTTTCCTCGATCACCGGCAGCACCTTGTCCTTGCCGTCCAAGTTCAGAATCCGGAACAATGCGGATACAGGGAAGAACTGCTGGGCTTGTGCCGCCATGTTGTATGCCTCAATGAACATCTGGTTCTGGTTGGCAATCCGCTGCGGATCCCGGCTGCTCACCTCGATCTGCACCGTATACGGGGGAGGATTCACCCCGCCCTTGCCCTTCTTCCCGAACAGCTTCTGTGTGTCCACCTTCATCGGCTGCTTCCGGCCCGTGATCATGACCACCCGGTCATCATCGTAGAACTGGGACATCAGCCAGATGATCTGCTCCACAATCTGCTTGAAGCCATACTTCAGCTGCTCCGTCCGCATGGAAGCGATCTTCCCGCCTGCCTGGATCAGACTGTTGATGGCCTTGCCGGACACGATACCGCCCGTGGTTTCACCCCGTGTGAACTGGTTCGCGCCGGAATCGGCCTTCAGGTTATCCTGGAGGATAGCCATCATCTGGTTCGCCGCGCCGGTAAAGGGCTGGTTCTGCAGCCACTGCAGATTCTCCGGGTTGATGCTGTCCCCCTCGATAATGTCCTGTTCCCAGTCCATCAGAGCTTCCCGGTCGATGCCGCTGTCCCGCCGGATCAGCAGCCGACCCTTGGAGCTCATCCGAAGGTTCATGTCGATATAGGCCATATACCGGTTAATGTACCGCATCATTGGAGCCAGCTCATGGGTCAGCCCCTCCCCGGCAAGGCTCCCCTCGATGCTGTCATGCACATCCAGCACGAAGGGATACATCCCGTGGTTGTACACATCCGTCTGCTTCTCCAGCAGCGCCCCGCCCGCAGCGTAGGCCACATTGATCGTATACCGCCGGGTGGAGGCGCTGTACTCCCGCCACCAGTATTCGATCATCAGCGCCCGCTTCTCATCGCTGGCATGGTCAGCCTCGGCCTGCCCGTCTGTCATGCCTACGTTGTTATGCGTCCCATCCTCAGAGGCCACATACTTCCCTTCCTCGGGATAATGCTCCCGGAACCAGCTCAGAGGCCGCCAGCCCACCTTCATGACGGCCCTGCAGTCCTGGATATTGTCCGCTGTCGGATCCCACAGGAAAGCCTCGATAGGCCACCGGAGAAGAGCAATCTCGCCCTTCCCGTAAGCCATGTCCTGATCCCACGCCACCTGAGTGATCGCCGTCCCGGGTCCGTAGAAGTCCTCACAGCGCCGGTAATGCATCTGCTCAAAGTTGTTCGCGCAGTACACCACATAGTGCACCATGTCCTGCAGATCGTCTGCCGCTTCCTGGGCGTTCACCGTTTCCGGCATCAGCTTGGCTTCCGGCATGGACAGCATCTGGTCAGCCACCACGTTATTGATGGTGCTCTTCAGCGTCTGCATCTGGAGCATCTTTTTCCCATGCTTCCGGACGGTAGCCGGATCGTCCTGCAGCGGGTCTTCCATGTGCAGAATCTTCCGGGATTCCTTCGCCGCGTCATGATAGGGCCGGTTCTTCTCCTCGAAAATATCCAGCCGGTCATAGATGGTTTCCAGAAGCTCCTTGTCCTCCGGGGACAGCGGCTGCTCCTCCAGATAGGTTTCCTCCAGGAGCTCCTTCTCCCTGTCAGTCAACGGTCATCACCTCCCTTATTGGTCACTTTTTGTTATCTGGTGAAATATGACTTGAATTGTTTAAGCCAATCTGCAAACGAATCAGGATTATCCAAGCCATATAAAACTCCGATGCTGAACGTCAGACAATACGATGCAGCCAACAACGCAAGAAGCAAAACTATCATTCATTCACCGCCTTTGCAAGATTTGAGCTACTTCATCTCTTTCATCATCTTAGTAATAAATCTTCACTTGGAATCGTCTTTTAAATCTTTCAAGTTTCCTGCGATACCGTGCTTTCCTACGGTTTTTCCTTTTCCTCATCCATAGCAAATACATATCGGCAGGAACTTCAAAGGCACTGATCCACATATCCAAAACTCCTATTTAATCGAACGGGCTGAAGGGTTTGTAGATCTGCGGCGGCTTCTTCGTAGGCGTCAGCGGGTGAGCCATGCAGACATACCGAGTTTCGTCATAGATGTGATCTTCGGCATCCGTGTCGATATCCTCCGGTTTTTTCTCCGAATAAGGCAACGTGGACACGGTTCTGATGAAATCCTTACAGGTACTGAACACCTGCAGTTTCGGCCTGCCGTTTTCATCGAACCGCAGCCGCTCGTGGATCTGCATCTTCCCGGCAATCCTCGCATGATCGCCCTTGTCGAACACAACCCCCCGGTGCCGCCCGTAGTATCCCGGGGCCATCTGGTCAGCCACGCTGTCCCCCCGTGACTTATCAAAGATCGCCGGGTCGGCCACCCGCATCACCCGGATGTTGTTCCGGATCTCCTCTTCCTCCCGCTCCAGAATCCCGTCAGCAATCTGAATAGGCGTCAGCTCGATGCCCACGTTCGCCTGCCTGGGCTTGCACCCGTACCACTCCCGATACCGGTACAGGCACCCATCAGGCCCCATGGCAAACCACCCGCAGGAGAATGGCTTGCTGTATCCATGGTCGAAGCCAAAGTACCGGGGCCAATCTGCCGGAATCGGGAAGGGATCGATCACATGAGTCCACAGCCTGTCCATGTAATGGTCCGGATCGTCCCGCCATTCCTTGAACACCTGTCCCTCGAAGGAATCCCAGTCACCGTTCAGCAGCGCAGCCCGGAGCGCCGGAGGCTTCTGCTCCAGCTCGAAGATGTAGTCATCCGTGATAAACGGATTCTCCATCGCCAGAGCCGGGATGTACTGCGTCCGGATTTTCCGGCTTTTATGCAGCGTCTCGGAATAAATCTCCTGCGTCTGTATGGATAAATACGGTCCGGCGTCCACGAACATCTTCTTGACCCACCCATGCCCGATGTTGCCGGGGTTGCTGGCAGACCGGACGATGGGAACCACGCCCAAGGATGTCTTCGCCCTCAGACGAGTCTTGATGAAGTCATAGACTACCTGTTCAAAGCTGGTCAGCTCATCGAAATACAGAAACTGAATCTCAATGCCGCTGTACTTGAAACGGTCAGCCTCATTCTCGCAATGCCTGAAAAGAATCTTGCTGCCGTTATACAGCTTGAACTCATGCCGTCCCGCATTGTAGGTGGCAATGCTCTCCGGATAGCTTGCCTGAGCTTCCTTTATGTCTGTGTCCTCAAGCTCCTGATATGTCCTCCGGAAGACCGCCGCCGTTGTTCCCGGATTCTCTAAACACCGGAACAGGGCGTCCATGATCAGGGCTTTCGTCTTCCCACCACCTGCCGCCCCGCCGTACAGAACCTCATTCGCCGGGGAAGCGTGAAAAATCTTCTGCTTCTCTGTCGGCTGATAATGGATCACACAGATAGGCATAAAACTCCTTGCATGGCTGTTTCCTCTTGCTTGGCTAGGGAGGGGGTGAAACTAGCCCTGCCGACTGGGCATTTAACTGTCACACAAAGACAGCACCATAAAAAATTATCAATTTGTCCGGGGTGTCAGCGGTATCGGGGATCTGAGGCGTTTTTTTATACAGTACGGTGGAGGAGCGCGGGAGTCCCTGGCACGATTCAGCCCCCCGGGTCCGACCTGACCCACCTATCCCCCCACCCCTCGGGCCGGGGCGGCTAGCCCTGGTCCCTGGTCCGCTGCTGTTGGTGGGGTCGCGCCGCGCCGGTTCCCTATGCAAATAGCAGAATAGATCACTGAATAATCTACTGAATAACCGTTGAATTATGCTGCATAAATGCGTAGCTTATAGCTGTCAAGTATTATCTGGTAGTATATAATACCAGACTAATCTAAAACAGCTCTTTTCTGGCCAGTCAACTATTCGCTAAACTATTGTTTCACGAATAGTTGAAGCATACCACAAAACACACCATGCCAGATTAGACATCATCATCGGGGTGGCCGAGCTCCGGCATCCCTTCCACCCGAACGGTCATGGCCTTTTCATCTTCGCCCCAGATCAGCGGCTTCGCAAATGTCAAACTGTCATTCGCAGCTTTGTTGGCCAACCATCCATTATCATCGTTTATCTGGCTCTTGATTTTCTTCAAGGCCGCCGAGGACATCGAGATACTGATTCTCCGCACCTCATCCTTCCAGATCTCATCATACCAGGGTTTTCTTCTCCAGCGGGACATCTGGACATCAGCATTATTAACCAGGCGAGGATCTGCCGTCTGCGGGTCCAGACCAAAAACGGCCTTGAGGATCT